TCAACACAAAAAAAAGCCAGCTTTTACACTGGCGTTCTGTTTTGTGACCAACCTCACACTTTAAATCAACCACACATTGGTTTCGGTTTTTGGTGGTTCTCTCTTAACTAGGTGAGGACAAGCGCCCATAATAAAAGCGTCTGCTTTGTTCGGTGACGCAACGTCACGCTTCGCCAAATCCTTTTTACTCTCAACCATATCAAGACCACGCTTCGATGTGTCTTTTCTTGGCGTGCAAAGCTCTGTTTTTAGTTTTTCAAGACAATCAATATCACTTGATATGCTGATCAATTCGCTAGGCTCAAATTTCATCCCTTTGTTAACTGCGTTGTATGTATTTCTCAGCCTATCCGCAACATCTTGCCAAGCTTGGGCCTTTAAGTTCTCAAACTTATCCTTATTGCGAATGTCAGGCGCGTATTTATCATCGGGACGCTCAACGGTTGCGCCAGCGTTAAACTTACTGTATCCACTTAAAAAGCCCTTCGAGTTCAAAGTGGAACCAACGTGAGCACCCACACCGATTGAGTCATAAACAAGCCAGCCATCGTGAACGAATGACCATGCGCGCATAGCTGACTTTTCCAGCTCATCCTCGCCAGCTTTCCACTCTTCAATGTGATCGCATATTGACCCATTAAACACAGCAACCGCGTTTTTATCGTCGCCACTGTCAGCAACGTCATAACCAACCGTTCTACCACCTGATAAATCAATACCCAATTTGATATGAGCATCAACGGCAGCCTCTAGCCAAGAGCGTTTAATGATTGCTTGGTCGTCGTCAGAATATGGAACTCCGAGATAAATGTGCTCGGCAAGTTCATAATCCTCATCAAACTCATTGGCTATATCCATTAACGCCTGCTTACCAAGAAAGCCATTCTCATCATAGTTAATCTTGCGAACAAGAAAGCCCTTTGGTGGGTTGGCTATCAGCCTCTGGTAGCTGTAATCACTCATCACGCCAGGGTTTAATGTAAACCACATTTCTGCGCCTTCGTTGCGCATTATTGTTGGCCTGATAATAGTAAACATGTTTTCGGTTAAATTGTGACTTTCCTCGTTCCACCATACTGTAGCACCCTCAAATGATTTTATTTCGTCGATATTTCTTGCTATACCGTAAAACCTAAATAAAGAGTCGTTATACTTGTGCTCTATTGCGTCAGCATATATCTTGAATTGGCTTTGAAGACCGAAATAGGAAATCTTATCCTTTAGCAAGGTGTAAACAGAGTCAGCTATCCGGTTCTGATACATCCGAGTGCATAAAAACCTTTCCTCTCTGTAGTTTGCCCTTGCTATTGCCACGCCAGCAGCATCATGCGACTTAGACGACATGCGCCCTCCATAAAGCACACGACCAATAACCGGATCGTTATCCGGTGTAACTTTTGTTTTCCAGAAAGACTTAAGGTTCTTATTTAGAGTTGGAGTCATCTGCATAGAAGTCATCTAGTGTTTTTCGCTCTGGCGACATTGAGCCGTCGCTAGATGTGTGGTCGTTCTTGGTCTCTGTTTTATCAGACCAACCGAAGCGATTAGCAAAGTAAAGTTTAACTAGGGGTGAATTTACCTCCTTGTTATACATAAGGTCCTTTCGCATCTGCCTTTCCCAATACGCCTCACCTTCGACCTCTGCACGCGTATATGCGTCTAAAAATTCGTCGTGTGCCTCTTTCCAATTGTGAAGCGTTTGCCTTGTCACCCCACCAATTGCAGCCCTGAACTCGGTAAAACTAGCGCCCTCTTTTGCCATGCTTACAATTAGGTCACAGTACTCCTCTTTGTACTTAGTGGGCGCCCCTCTGCCTCTTTGTTTATTGCTCATTGTAGAAGTCCTCAGCCATGCTTATTAATTCTTTATCGCTAGTATCGCACATATCAGGCCATAAAACATTTAGCTTTCTAGCGTTCTCGCTTCTGGATAGTAGCTGTAAGTTTTCCCAAACGTGAAGGCCACATACAAACTTTGAATTTATTGGAACCACGTGATCAACTTCAAGATTTAGTCTTTTTGATGCTAGGTAAACTAATGGAATATTTTTTCTGGTGGGCCAGTCTGGAGTCTGCTGCTTTATCTTTAATCGCCTCTCAGCACACTTCATTTGGTAGTAGTGTTGGTTTGATTTTCTTTTAGCTATGGACCGCAACCTTTCGCTTTCAACGTTCTTTCTGTACCACTCCCTGCTTTTCTCATTTTTCCCTGGTTGCTTGTAGGATGAGAGGTAGTTTTCCATATAAGACTTTCTATCTTCGCTTTGACGCCTTTTGGCGTCGCTCTTTCTTCCGTTTACTTTTGAGCATTCTCTACAAACGCCAGTGGAAGTAAGCCTATCGTCAATATGACCAAGCTTACATGGCTTACCAGTAAAGTATCTTAGAAGGCCAAACTCTTTAGCTTGCTTTCTATTTATGATGTGAAGATTTAGGTTTGATTTATCCATATTAACTCCGTGTAAGTTAACGTGATTTTTGAGGATTGCAGCGCACGGGTCACGACTCCCATGTTTTCGGCGGCCAAACCTAGCTGCAAGGTTATTATACCACTTAACAAGAAATAAAAAACCCCGCTAGTGCGGGGCCATAAATAGCAATGCCAGCTAGGAATACTGCTTATACAACTCTTCACCTTTCAGTGCGGCATAGTTAACACAATCAATCACGCTATCTTCGTGCAATCGGTCTTGTGAGAACTGGCGTACATCTTTCAGCACTTGAAGCAATAAGGCAACTTCAGCCGCCGTCAGGTTTTTACCGGTAATCGCATTAAACGCCGCAGCAACTGAGTCAAAACTACGCTCTTGATTTCCGTCAGTCTCGTATTCAGCACCGCGCTGTTGCATGATGCTTTTACCTTGCTCTAGTAGATCGATTGCCTTCACGACAACACTACCCCACCTTTATCAGCCATAGCACCTGTAATCATCTTTTTGCCGTGATAAACAGGCATACCGATGCGCTCGCACGCTTGGATTGCCTCACGAAGTTGGTTGATTGCAACTACCTGCTTGCGTGATAAGGGCTTTGCGATTGCGTCCAGTGCTTCTTTTTCTTCTGGTGTTTGTGTTGCGATTTTATCTGTGTTGCTCATTGGTTTATCTCCTTAAGGAAACGAATGTCGTTAATGTCGATTTTTACATACAATGGTGCAAAAGTCGCGTCTAGGTTTTTAATCTGACCTGGTGATAGTGCGCTACCATCGAAGACCACGTGCTTAGATGGCGTACCACTCGCATTTGCAACCATTCGAGCTGGAATTCCCCAACTATCAAGTGTTGATTTAAATTCAATGGCGCATAGTTTGGTAGGTAGCAAGGCTTTACTCAGCATATGGGTTTACTCCGTCATCAATATCAGACCAAAAATCATAACCTTGAGGGGTTTTGTACCAATAAAATGCCTCATCTAGATCTACCCAATCATCAAAATCGCACTCAACACCCTGCAACTTAAACAACTCCGCCTTAGCCCTGACCTCGCCAATCACAGCTGCTACAGCTGGAAATACTTTTAAATCTTCAATTTTTACTTTGGTCATAATTCAATCCCCACACTGAAAGTAATTGCATTTCCTAACAACAACACGGTAGGCTTAACACCGTTAAAATCATAGCTGACATAAGGCGCAACAAATGCCGTCATGCCATCAACCGTCCAGCTTTCCTCGTAGCCCGACACTAAGCCAGCCATTGCGCCGTACTCGAAATCACCATAGTTCAAATGTTTATCGCCCCCAACAAATATCGACGTGTCATTAAACGAGTTTTCATAGATGCCCGCCACGGCGTGCTCATGTCGGATTGCTATGCCCGGGTTCGTTTCATTGTAATCGTGCTGGTTGTCCAAATGTATTGAACCCATTATTAAAAATACATCTATCACTGCCTGCTCTCCCACTCTGCGATTTTCGCCTCTTCAATGCTATCCATGTATTCCCGATAGCACTCTTTGACGTATTCTTTCCAACTTCCACCGCGCCAGTTGTCAATCAATTCGTCGTAAAACTTCCGTTCGTATTGAAATAGAGTCATAAACCCTCGATATTTGCGCCCCTGCGTTATCTGGGGCGCGATTGAACCAAAAGACAAGCAAACCTACCGCTTACTCATAAAATGACGCATATAGGCGCTTACAACGCGTTTTATGTTTTCCTCTTTATCCACATAAAACGCCAGATATGCTGCATAGCTCAACTGACAGCCAATCCTGCGGCAATATAACCAATCCTTAACCGTTAATCTTCGAACATCCATGCTATATCCAACTCTTCAATAAACTGGTTGAATTCCATATCAAGCAATCCAGCCATGCGCAATGATTCCTCTCTAAGATTCCCGTTAGCTTTTGCTTCCTTGAGCGTTGTCACAATAAAGCCGTCCATAATTCCGCCCTCTTGATTTGATGGTTATATGATAGGCAGTAACACCACTAAATGCCGTGACCAACCTCACACTTCCTAGCTTCTCTTGATAATTTAATGTGCTTATCAATAGTTCTCGTGCAAACGCCATGCTCCTCCGCACACTTCTCAATTGATGGGTATTGCTTAACGATTAAATCCATATTGTGCATCTCGTAGTATGTCAACTCACTATTCCATCTTGGCTTTCTTGAGTTTGAGAATTTTATGCCGTTCTGCCTAGCTGCCCAGTCAATCTGTCTCCACGTGTACCCAAGTAGCTGTGCAATATTCTTTTTCGTGTGGCTCTTTGCCATAGCTCGAATTTCCTTAATGTGCTCAGGCTTGACTCCACGATGATTAAAATTCCCTATCTTGATGCTTACGGTTCTGTCGCTTACCCCGTAAAACTTAGCGGCCTTGTTTATTGCGCCAAGCTCTAATACTTTTTGTCTTACTTCTTCTTGCGTGTATTTACCCAGCGCTTTTGGTCTTCCCGTCATGGTTGTTCCTATTGGTTTTGTTGTTGCATTGCTTGGTGGTATTCGGAATCTTCTGGCATTGATAGCCTAAAGCCCGCATTAACTGACCATTGATGAATTTGATTCATGTAAAAAGTCATTTCAAGCCAAAAC